TTTCAGCCATTATCAAAGGGGTATAAAAAAAGAAAGATGCAAGGGATAGCATCTAGGGGTCAGCAAAATATTAGTGGCAAACCTGATATGTTCTTAACTGGACAATTTTTGAATTCTAGCTATTTTAAAAATGTAAAATTTATAAACAAAAATACAATAAAGATGACAACAGGAATGTCTAGAGAAGGTACTAAAGCATTACAGCATTCAGGAAAGATTAAAGCACCATCAGGGTTACCAGTCAGAGCTATCGTAGGTGATCAAGTAGAAGATGATGTAGTCCACCCTAAGTTAAAGAAAGAGTACGTCAAAGCGTATGCAAAGCGCATACGTGGACATTTAAAAAAAGCAGTAAAAAAGGAGTTTCTATGAGCAATCAAGAAACTGTTCAGAACGAACAAGAAGAAGTAGTGGTAGAACAGCCACAAGAGCATACTGATGAACAGCACGAAGTCGGTAAGCTAATTCAAGAGTCGAAGAAATATCGCTCTCGTGCGCAGGAAGCTGAAATAAAAGCGAAAGAACTCGAAAATAAACTCAAGTCCATTGAAGAGACGAAGCTCAAAGAACAAGAGCAGTGGAAGGAACTTGCAGAGAAATACGAGGACGAAAACAAACAATTATCAGCCATGGCGGAAGAAGGACAAAAATTACAAGAGTCCATTCGTCAAGACCTTTTGGGTCAGCTTACTGAAGAGGATCGTGAATTTGCAGATGACTTGTCTACGGACAAACTTCGCAAGTTCGTTAATCGGTCAAGTGTTAAAAAGAATGTCGTAACAAACGAATCTGCTCCAGGTCAAATGCCTTCTACAGGTAAGAATCCATTTACGGAAATGACACCTGAAGAACGCAAAAAGAAGTGGAGTTCGATTCTTGATAGATATAGGAGCTAATTAAATGGCTAATATTACCACGACAACGGCAGCTAATTTCATCCCTGAAATATGGTCTGACGGAGTCAAAAATTACTTAGAGCGTAAGCTCGTCTTTGAACAGCTTGTTGATTCAAGTTACTCAGAGTTAGTGAAAGGTCGAGGTGACACATTTCACATACCCAAACTTGCAGAAAGTTCAGATGCTGCAAAGTCCGCAGGAAGTGCAGTAACTTTCTCTGCTGACACTCATGGTGAAGCACAGCTTACCATTGATCAGCATCGTTACGCTGCAAAACTTATTGAAGACATTGCTTCAGTACAAGCCAACCCAGGTTTGCTTGATAAAGAAGTAAGCACAATGGGTTATGCTTTAGCAAAGACAATGGATGCTTTCATTGAGAGCAAGATTGAAGCTGCTACCACAAATGGAGCTACTCTTGCAGGGGATAATGTTATTACCGCTGCTGAACTTAGAGCAGGAATGAAAACTCTTATGGAGAATGACGTACCTGTTGATGAGTGTAACTTGGTTGTTTCACCTGCATTGTACACTGCTTTACTAGGCATCGATGATTTCGTAGATGCTTCTAAGTATGGCGATGGCGCACCTGCAGCTACTGGAAACATTGGTAGACTTTACGGAATGCCAGTATTCACCAGTACTGTCATGGGTGCTAGTGCATCTACAGGTGTTGAAGTTGGATACATCGTTCACCCATCAAGTGTGAACTTTGCTAGACAGCTTGAGCCAAGAGTACAATCAGAGTACTCAGTAGAGGACTTAGGAACCAAAGTGGTTTCTGATGTTCTTTATGGAGCAGTTACAACTTTTGAAGGTCGTATTTACGAATTCAGAAATCCGTAACAGTGATTAAATACGAGGGCGGTCTTAGCATCGCCCTCGTGCTACAAACGAGGGATTATGCCTACATTTAGCTATAAGTGTAAAGCTTGTGATTATATATTTGACGAGCTTATTTTATTAGGCGACAACGAGCCTGATACCTGTCCAAAGTGCAACGAAAATATTAACAAAGTAATTACTGCCTTTCCTGGAGTTATCTACAAAGGTTCTGGGTATCCAACGAATGATGCTAAAATAGCCAAAGATAATAGAGATATGGTTGCAGGAAAGAAGGTGTAACCTAGCTTGGTATAAATGAATACCAATTAGGAGTTTTCATTGGCAAATTATAATTCAAGTCATACTGGTGCAGAGATTGATTCTGCGATTGGCAGAGTCAAAGATACCGCAGTAACGGCAGGTACAGTTACCGCTAGTAAGGGTATTGTCGTTGATGCCAACAAGGACATATCTGGATTTCGCAACGTAACGCTTACAGGACAGCTACAAGCTGCAACGATAAATCTCACAGGTGACACCACGATCGGTGATGGCGATTCCGATAATATCACGATAAACGCTGATGTAAATTCCAATATTATACCCAACACAGACAATACCTTCGACCTCGGTTCTGCCAGTAAACAATGGAAAGACCTGTACGTCAATGGCATCGGCTACATCGACCAACTTGGTACCGATGCTGATCCGATAGCTATCTACGCATCAAGCGGTGAAATCGATGGTACTGCCATTGGTAGCGAGTCTGCAAGTACAGGTGCGTTTACTACGATAAATGCAAGTGGCAATATTACAGGAAACCTTGTAGGCAATGTTACAGGTAATGTAAGTGGTACTGCAGCAACTGTAACAGGAGCAGCTCAATCTGCTATTACTTCAGTAGGTACTCTTACAGGATTAACTGTTCAAGGCTCTAATTATACTACTTTATCAATACAAGCAGGAACTACAAGTCACGGTGCTATTTTAAACTTAGGAGATAGTGGAGATATTGATTATGGAAGCATAACTCAATTTGGTTCAGGGGCAGGTGAAGGTGGCAGAATGAGGTTTAAGGCAGGTACGACAGAAGTATTAAATTTATATAGCAATGGTAATGCTACTTTTGCAGGTAATTTAATTGCAAATGGCAACGTAGGTATTGGCACAACAAGTCCAAGTTCCTATGATAGTTATTATGATAATCTTGTAGTTTATGAAAATGGAAATGCTGGTATAGCTATTATAGGTAGCACAAGCGGTGAAACAAGTTTAGGTTTTGGTGATGGTACTAGTGCTGATACTTATAGGGGTGCAGTTGCATACGTTCATACATCTGGTGACCATCAAGATAAAATGTTTTTTAAAACAGCATCTACAAACCGAATGGTAATAGATAGTTCTGGCAACGTAGGCATTGATTATATTACTCCAAGCAGTATGAATGATTCGGGTAATAATTTAGTTATAGGTAGTGGTGCAAGTGGAGATAATACAGGTTTAACTATTTTTTCTAATTCAGATTCTAGTGGCAGTATTCATTTTGCAGATGGTACTTCTGGAGATGCAGCATACAGAGGTATAGTGGCATATACTCATTCAAGTGATGCTATGCGTTTCTTTACATCAGGAACTGAAAAAGCTCGTATTGCATCTGATGGAAAAGTAGGTATTGGCACAACAAGTCCAGGCGAAGCCTTGCACGTCAGAGGTAGCGCACCAAAGGTAAAAGTACAAGAGGATGGAACAAGTCATTATGTTGAGCTTGAAGGTGGTGGTAGTACAGCATTCATTAACTTTTATGATTCGTTGCGTTTCAGAGAAGGAACTACTGAAAGAGCAAGAATATCAGGTAATGGAAATGTCTTAATTGGTACCACAGATGATGATGCAAGGCTTATGGTTAAAAAAGTAGATGGTACTTCTTATGGTCAATTTGTAACAATAGAAGGCGATACAACTGATAACAATAATTATCCTGGAATTGTTTTTAAAGGTGGTACGCTTGCAAATAATTATCCTAATATTGGTCTAACAAATGGTGGATTAGCAACATCAATATCAGGTGGTTATCATTCTTCAAATTACAACACAAGAACAAATATTTTACTTCAAGGCTCTGATGGTTCTATACAATTCGCTACTGGTTCAAGTGGTTCGTCTTCTGAAAGAATGCGTATTACATCTGATGGCAAGATAGGTATTGGCGTAACAAGTCCTTCATATAAATTTCAAGTAGTTGATAGCGATAACAATGGTTCAGTAGCATTTATGCAAGACAACTATGATGGTACTGTTAACGGTACAATGGACATAGTTCTTGGATTTAAAAAGAGTGATGGAAACTTTAGAAACGCTGCTATTATCAGAGCTGCTAAAGATGATATTTATACTTCAAACACACAAGCTGATGCAAGTTTACAATTTTTTACCACATTAGATGGAACATCTAATAAAAGAATGATTATCACATCTCAAGGATATTTTTTATTTCAAAAAGAAGCACCTGGATTTAGTACTGTTGGATTTGAGGTTGATAATGGAGGCAGAGTTGGTATTAAAACTAATGGTACTGAAGCTCTATATGTCAATAGGTCGCAAGATGGAAATCTTGTTGAATTTGCGTCAGCAGATACAGCAGAAGGCACAATATCTGTTTCTGGAAGCACAGTTAGTTATAATGGATTTTCTGGTAGCCACGAATCAAGTGGCATACCAACGAATACTCCAATAGGTACAGTAGTATCAACTATTGATGAACTTGATGTTTACCCAGATACAGATTATAAGACTGGTGAAGCTCATAGCAAAGCAGGGGAAACAAGAACAGACCACGCAAAGATTAAAATTTCAGATAGCGTAGGTGATAAAAGAGTTTATGGAGTTCTTGCAAGTTTCAATGAAGATAATAAACCAATAGTTGCTTCAGTAGGCATTGGCTCTGTTAAAGTTACTGGTGCTTGTGAAGGTGGTGATTTGTTAGAATCAAATGGCGATGGAACAGCCAAAATACAAGATGATGATATTATTAGAAACAAGACAATAGGTAAAGTAACCATAGGAGATAGCGACACAGGTGTCAAACTTGTATCTTGTGTTCTATATTGTGGCTAATGCGTAAAAAACTAAA